CGCTTTGCTGACAGCCGACCCAAAAATACGGGTGTCGGGTCAATAATTATATCTTTTTTCGACTTTGGTTTTGGAATCCAATAGAGTCCCTAGTTATATAGGCTTTCAGAGCATGCAGAAGTGCCAATGTTAGCACTGTGGACACATAGCGATTGACTCGGAGCAGCAACGCCTCAAATGTGTCATGAAGAAATCTGTTGTAAGTTACTGATATTCGGTTGTTTTTTTATTTTTGGCAAAAAATAAGAGAAAAAAAAGAAATCCCCAGTAAAAACGACCCCTCTCGGTTTTCTACAGGATATTAATGAACTGCATGAACTTGAGATATGTCATACATCGTCATACTGTGCGTCAATGATATCGCCTCCGAATATCTCTTTAAGTCTTCCCTCTATATCCTTGTGGCTCATGTTATCCAAGGTCGCTGTGATATTGAGATTCTCTGTCTTCTTTATCTTCAGACCTGCCAGTTCATTCAGCTCACGCAATGCTGAGACCGATGCGTTGAACTGCCCTTTGTCGTAAGCCTCTTCGCTTATCTGCCATAGCATCTTGGCTGTCTTCTCAGGAGTAATCGCATACTTATGTGCAAGCTCTTCTTTACCAACCTTGATGGCTTTGAGGACATTTGGATAGTCCTTACCATTGAGAAACCTAGTCGCTGCCTGCGCCGGGAACTCAAAGCCTGCTCTTCTAGCCGCCTCGGTCTGCGTGCAATTATCATTCACATAATGCCATACAAATGCAGACTGCATATCTGTCAGCTCAAACTCCGGGTCTGACTCAAACGCACTGGGTCTATTAACCAATGGTTTATCAGGTGCGTTCTTTCCTTTCTTCTTCTTGTATTCAGCCATATCCATTCCTTATATTATATCCATCAGGGCAGAGGGTAGAGGGTAAGCTCTCCCTAACACCTAATAGTTGTATAAAAGCCATACCATATATGTATACCTGCTCCTATACTATATATATATTATTATTATTATATATACTATACCCTATACCCTAAAGCACACCTAAACAGCGTAGCCATGGGGTCTCACGGTCAGGGTAAGGAACAGGGTAACAGCCTCTCTCTGCAGTACCCTATCCCTCACTCTTAACACATAAACACCAAATGTTGAGCTATTTGCCATGCCCTGCCCTACCCTGTTCTAATTTCAGGTAAACCTCGACCTCTGCAGAACAAGCCTGACAAGACAGGCATGTAAGCATCCACTCACCCTGTTCGTCATCTTCGATGGTCTCGTCACTCTTCCACAATAGCTCTTCCTGACAATGCCAACACTCCATCAGCAATTACCATCAGTATGCGAGGCATTATGTATCTTGATGAAATGTTCTGCATCCAAGACCACCAACACCTTACTTCTATTTCTTTTGATGACAAGCAAAGGCTCGTAACCCTTGCAGTTTGTTTGTGCTTGGTCATAGGACTTCCACACATTCAGAGCTTCCTGATTCTTGCACTCAATGCTGTAAGGGAACTGCTCCCTAGACTGCTTGCCCATGATGATATCTTCACCTTGTGACCCCATAGGCCTGCTTTCCAAGTCCTCGCCGTCCAGTCCCAGTAAGTCCACGAGCATCTGTCTGAACTTCTGCTGTAGGAGTCTACCCTTTTGTTTTGCTGATTGTGGTCTCATGTTTGTTCCTTATTAAAATGGTGATTCTTCCCATATTGTTTTTTCTTCAGGCATATCTGTCAAGCAGACATCATACACCTTCTTACCGTTAGTCTTTCTAGGCTCTATGCCATGGTCAGTGAGGACCCTACTGGCATCTTTAAAATCTATGTTGCGGGGATTGCGTATACCCAGTGACCTTAGTAATGCAGTGAGTTGCCACGCCTCTTTACTATCATCCAGTGCCTTGAAGTCCACATGTTGCAGTAATAAGTCCTCAACTGCGCCCTGCGTCCTGAAACCCTCGTTAGACTCTTGGAGCATCTCTCTTTCTTCTGTGGTTAGATACCAGTTCTTTTCTCCTGCCCTGTAGATAGTTGCTTTAACCTCTGCCCACATCTGTTGCATATCTATGCCGTGATGAGGATTGATGTCTGTGACCTTGATACACCAAAATCTACGATTACCACTACCATCCATCAAGAACTCCGGCTCGTTGACCGATGCGAAGAAGGCTGTGCGCCTTTGGTAATTGGTAAAGGTTCTGTCGTATGGCAACCTCATTTCGTCTGACCTTGATGTGATAAATGCTTTTAGCTGATTGATGTCCGCCTTTTTAAAGGTGGATTCTAGTTCGCCTAGCTCCACTATCCAGTGACTGACTGCTTTTTTAACTGAGTCTTTGTCCTTTGGGTCAAGCGTTGCACCTTCACAAAGCCATCCCTTGCTAAAGTCCGCCAAGCGTTTAAACCATAATGTCTTACCAAGTCCTTGTGAGCCTTGAAATACCAAGAGTCCTTCTAGTGCCACACCACCTTCCTCAAAGGCTGCTGCTACACATGACAGTAACCATTTCCTCATGAGCATGTTCTTTAGTTCAGTGTCCTTGCTGCTGACCGTGTTGCAGAACTCATCTATCCTGTTGACACCATCCCAAGGCTTAGAGTCTATCCACTGTGCTACCGGGTTGACTTCTTTGGCAATAATTTTCATTGCATCTCTAACTCTTTGATGCGGGATGAAGTTCTTAATGCATAGGTTTTCAACCTCAACCAAGAGTGCTTCATCTTTTAAATCAGCAATAGGTTTAAAGTTGGGTATGTCTATCTCAATGCGTTTCTTAATAACATCGTAATAACAATCAATGTCATGGCTCTTCATAAGCGCATGATAGTTGTCTGTGGTAGCCATTATCCTGCCGTTTGCAGTTTTGTCGAACTCTACAAGCTCAGGGACATCGACTTTCTTCTCTATTAGCTCACCACTGATTGCCATTTGGTCGTTGAAGTCCATCCCTTCTTCTTCAGGCATGACCACTTCTGCGTTGGTTATTTGTGCTGCTGCAATAGCTTTGTCTTGACCTATGTTGTTTTCATCATTGTCTGCATAGATAATAAATTCTTTATTAGGTAGCGCATCCGATAGTTTCTTGGAGACACTAAGCATGTTGCCTGCATTAAAGCAGACTATCATAGGTATTTGTTTTTGTTCGTAGATTGTCATACAAGTTGCATAACCCTCACCTATCCCAACCTTTGTTGCTTCTTTTAATAACTTGGTGCCTATAATAAAGAAGCCACCACCAGTCTTACCACCGCTAAGGAAACGCTTACCGCCATCCTCCTGTATCATTTGTAAGGTCCACAGCTTACCTGTCTCATCCATAATAGGAATAATTAACTTTCCTTTATGCTCTCTAAGAGAATGGGATGCAACACCCTTACTAAGTAAGTACGGATGAGAGTCGCAGGGTAGTGCTACATCCCAAATCATTTTGGCTTTCTCTGATACCTTTAGCCATTTTTGTTCTTGGTCTTGTTTTGCTTCTTTTCTAAATCTTTCCAGTGCTTCAGTATTAGTCTTGGTCGATTTCCTTCCTGATAATTTAAAGTTATGCGTTTGCCCGGTTCGATAATCAGAGGCAAAGCCAACAGGCGTGCCGTAATTATCATAGAAAGCATAGTAGCCTGATAAAGCTCTTTTGTTATTAACATTGGTATATGCTCTCTGCGGTTTGGTAGGATTTGTTTCTAACGGTTCTTTTGTTTCAAACCCATGTGATTCTAAGAAGTTTTCAAAACTATAAATCGCTTCACTGGTTAGCGGTTTATCAAAGTCTTTGGTGCTTCCTTGTATATTTTTTATTCCCATACTTGCCCTCTCATCTAAACTTGTATATTATGTTCTATTGAATACCTTACAATATAGAATAATGTGAGGGAGATAACAAGAACTTTTATAATTATTTTTAATTAGGAGATAAATATGGCACTAACAATTAGTGAATCAGGTGGAGGTAACTTCGAGCAAGCACCAAAAGGCATGCACAACGCTACATGTTTTAGATTGGTTGATGTGGGAACACACGAAGAAACTTACGAGGGTGAAACAAAAAAAAGACACAGTATTTTTATTTACTGGGAGCTAAACGATGTGAAGATGGAAGACGGGCAACCTTTTTCTATCATGAAACAATACACGCTTTCTTTAAATGAAAAGTCTGCTTTATACAAAGACTTATGTGCATGGCGTAAAAAACAATTTACTGACGAAGAACTTAAAGGCTTTGACCTGACTAATGTTCTTGGCGTGACTTGTGATATAGATATTGGTGAAACCAAGACTGGTAAATCCAAAGTGATTGCGGTTTATAGTCCTGACGGTGGCGCTAAAAAAGCACCAACAGTCAATGAGCCAATTGCATTTGATATAGATGAATACATTGCAGGCAATAAAGACATGATTGGTCTGTGGGTAGATTTACCTGCGTGGGTCCAAACAAAAATTGATGAATCTTTTGAAGTAAGAGCTAGAGATAACAAACAGGCCGCAGAAAGGTCTAAGGGTGACTTTGCTTCTTTAGAATCATTGAATGAAGATAAAGAGGAAATGTTCCCACCAAAATCTGAGTTGACTGAGGACGACCTACCCTTTTAAAAGTTTGGTTGCCGGGTTTATTAATTTTTCATATTAATACGACTCCTAATCGTAATAAGCCGGGCAACCTTTTTTATTATTATGACTAATATAATTCAATTTAAACCAAAAGAAGTAAAAAAGATTGCAGAAGGTGTTTACACCGATATGCCTTTTCCACAATACAATGAACTCGATGCTATTCGTTCACACGACTTAACATCATTCATGAAAGACCCATTTACATGGAAGCATGAAGTCAAGCCTGACAGCGAGGCTTCTTTCTTTGTTGAGGGTAGATTGCAACATTGTTTATTTTTAGAGCCACATGTATTCCATGATGAATTTGTTGTGGCACCTAAAGTAGACAAAAGAACCAAAGCAGGCAAACAAGAATACGAGGATTTCACAGCTACAGTTGGAGACAGAAGCATTGTGACCCAAGACTTGTATGATGCATGCCAAGCACGAGTTGAGGTACTTGATGCTTTTAGACCAAGAGGTAAAGACTTGACTGAGCTAAGTGTTGTCTTTGATTACTATGGTGACTTATGCAAAGCAAGATTTGATATGCTGCAGAACGATGTCATCATTGATTTAAAAACATGCCGGGACGCAAGTCCTAGAGGCTTTAAGCAAGCAGTAAAGTCCTTTAGCTATCATCAACAAGCAGCCTTCTATTTAGATGCAGCAGCGTCTGCAGGAATGACTGAGGTTGATAGATTTCAGTTCTTGGCTATATCCAAACAGCATCCATATCCTTATGCCATCTATGAGCTAAGCGATGAAGCTATTGAATATGGTAGGTCCTTGAACCAAAAGGCTATAGACCAAATGAAACAATGCGAGAAAACTGGCATTTACACACCTTTTAATTTGCACAATAGAATCGTTGAGATTTCTTTGTCAGAGTTATAGGGAGAAGAGCTTGAGTCCATCACACCCCCTCACTGTATTGCTCAAGCTCTGAACCCTTCTATGGATAGACCTGAACATGACCACACTTACTGGGCAGCACAGTCTGCCGAGTATAATACTCATGCCGAAAGAGTCGAATATCTAAAACAACAAGGGTTTACCAGTGAACAAAGAATTGATTGCATCCTGCATCTAGCAGTAAGCTATTTGCCTAAGCGTATGTATCAATTGCCTAATAAGTTAATAGCTGCGGCGTGGAAAGATTTGCCTGATGATACTACCCGGACTATTTTTGCTGTTGGGATTAAAGCCTTAAAAAGAAAAGGCAGTGCGTAGAAGGATAAACCACACACTGCCCTTTTTCATGACTGCACAGGAAACTGAAAATCCATGCAATCCTGACCGCTAAAACTTTTCTATAACAAATCCCTTTTCGCCATCAATATCACCAAGAGCTTTTCTTAATACCAAGGTGCGTTCCTCGACATCCTCTAAGCTGACATACTCATCGCCATAGTCTGCCCTGAACTCATCAAGACTATCATACTCCTCATACTCACAACACAGAGCTATGACATCCAATTCCATTGGCTCAGTCATCTGTGATTCCCATTCTTCTAAGTGGTGAAACAAGACCGTAAGTGCATCCAGTGAAAACTGGTTCTCACGACCTGCATCCTTAAATGCTTGGATGAAGTCGTGTTTGTTTATTGTGATGACCATTATGCAC